ATACCAGCGCAATGTCTTTCACTACTTTCGAATCGATGCTCTCTGAGTTCAAGAAGACGCCCAGTGATTTTAAGAAATACGGCGTGTCTTTTAAATATGGAATTAACAGCAAAATAGATATAACCATGACGGGAACTTATACAATTAAAGGGCTCAGGCCTTCTGGATTATTCAGCAACGAGGTTACGATGTTAGGGAAAATCCAGAGCGTCATGGTAGAAGACATACCAGTTTATGAAGGTTTGGCTTCTACAATGATAGGTCCAAATGGTGACACTGACGTTGATCTGGTTTATGCAACTGCTTCGAGTTTGCACAATGTTAGCAGTGGGGCGGCTAGTTCATTAGCGGCCTATGTTAAACAGTATAAAGGCGATAACACGGTATCACTCTTATATAATATGCTACGGTTGCATTATATTAAACTATATGAAGACTTGGAATACAAGCCTGACGCAAAGTTCTATTCGGACGGCCACGTCTCAGTTAGCAACGCTATGATGCTTGGCACTGGCAAAGGTGCACATAAACTAGGCGATATGACATTTTCAAATACACCCGGGTTAACTAGGGCAGCGCCATACTATGAAAATAAAATAGGCGAAGAAATCGACTTTATGAAGGTAATTCTCAATTTGCAAGGTTTTTCAAAAAATGAAATAGGTGTCTTATTGCTAGCATGTTCTGAATTTGACGACAAGACATATTTTAGAATAGCTCACCCTTCTCCGGCATTGACTGATCAAATACACACTATGTCTCAAATCCCAGGGGTTCCTACAGCGCCCAGTCTGAGCGGCATAACGCACATGACAGTCAGGCGGGCTTTAGCCAAACTAGTAGAGAATAATAGACTTCATGGGCATTTCGACATGGCTTACGCTTTATTATGTCAAGTATTCTATAATCACAAGCCTAGAAGCGCAGAGGCCTTAATGTGGCATACCGATGTACCTGTTATGAAGTTGCCAGAACTAGTCACTTTTAGGGGCCTTAGTAATGCATTTACTACGGGATCAGTTTCCATAGCAGACACTGTCAAGTGGATGACTTACAAAAACTGGAGTAATAACCCTTTCAGGATAGGTCTGCACTCTATAGCAATGTCCGAGATGGTAGTATGCGGTGCATTCGAAATAGCGACGATAGAAAAGAATGCCTCAGAATATGCTTACGACCATACCACACCTAGGCAACAGGTACTTATGTCTCAGGTAGGCCCGCATAATATGGCAGACACAGGACTGGCTTATGAATACAACCTAATGCGCTATAGGTTGGACTGTAATTTAAACCTGCCGTGGGCCTCAAAAATAGGGCTAGGCAGGTACAAGTTCTTGTTTGCTGATTTCGCAACAACATTAGTGCCTATTACCATAGATGACGTGACTAGTATAGAATACTATGATCTAGTCAAGAGGGATACTAGCGGGGTAATAGCCTTAACACCAGGCTACACTATTAGTGAAGGTGAGTCTACATATCTGAGAATAGACAACATCATGCCCCATACATACCCCCTTCTGACAATGGGGATTAAAACTCAAGGGTTTTATTTAAATGAATTTAATTATTCAGGAACTCTTAAGTATAAGGGGGCTGGCTTCGAAACATTAGTGACGAATGATGCAAGAGAAGTTAACAGATTTTTAGCTGCACTGAGAGTCGCAGGCTATGATGCCACCGCAAGGGCGGGATCATCAGGCATCGCAATAAAGAACTGGGCAGCGAATACTAACGGTAATTGTATGCCAGCATTTTTCGAGGACAGCACTAAAACAACTGTGTATGAAGTAAATCCCAATGATATCAAACCTAGGAATAAACACTGGTGTGAGTTACCGAATATAGGCGACTTTCTGACGATAGAATTGAAGATGTCACCTTTCAAGACGACATTCATCTCAGATGACAAACAAGTCACTGCTATAGGATATCCGACTTTAATATCAGAATTTGATCCTAAGGCTTACATACCGGGAACTGAGCTAAAAGGAGAGATACCGTTCATAGCAGTGGTGTTACCTCCAGCAGATATAGAGGGTTTTTACCGGGCGTTACGAGTGAGGACAGTAGGTTTAACCGAAAGAATCTTATCAGAGATTATAGCCTAGACACATGCGCGAGTTATAACACACTCGCCAAAAGGAGAATCACAAGTAAGTCAGGTACGAACGGTGAAACGATTTACCTCCCTGTTTGGTTGAGCACACAAGATGGTGAATTGGTGGCGACTGGTGTAAAAGGTGCCAAGTTTGCGTTACTAGATGTGTTGGACGGGGAGGACTGGATGTACGGCATAAGGACCTACCACAACCACTTTAAGGGTGCAATGCCAGGTAGAGTTTTTCTCATAAACGGGCTCAGTCTGTTTTATGTGGAAATAGAGCTGGTGTCCTTTGTGTTTAGAAAAGCAGCAAATTATT